CATGAGATTACCCGCCATAGTAGTTGCCATTGGTACACCAGGATTTGGTGTCTTAACATACCTACCGTTTGACATATTGTAGAATCGACCTTTGCTATTCATTCCGATACCACTTGACATCATCTGGAGTTGAACCATAGTTCTCATGAGATTAACCATACTTACCATGTGAGCTTCCATGATGGCAAATTGGGTATTAGTCTTTATAGCTGCAGCTGACATACCATTGGTTTCAGTAGTAGTTAAGGCCTGAAGATAAGAGGTCATCCTCATGATACCTCTCAAAGTCCTAAAGCCTGCCACTATAGTACCAACTACTACACCCGTAGCAGCTACTCTTAAGGCAAAGCTACCTCCCCAAGTTTCTGAAATAGTATTAACTATGTCTACAAACTTAGTTCCGAATTGGAGAACGGGAGTAAATACTCTACCCATTGCAGCACCTGCAGTTACCGTTAAGTTCTCAAGTGAAGATTCCCATTGGTCAATTACACCGGCATCTGTCTTAAGTCTTTCTTCGTTCATCTGGTTTACTGCACCCATATTCTTATTATAGGTAGCAAGTATCTGTCCCATCTTATCCCTACCAGAGGCAATATCTCTAAGTACTGGGAGCATACTACGATTACCACGAACACCGAAGATATTGAAGAATGTTGGAGTTTCAACACGAGAAGGCATATCTACTGCTGCCTTAGCAAACTTTTGATATACAGAATATAAGTCAATAAGATTACCCTGAGCATCGAAGAAGTCATCGGGACTTAAGCCCATGTTTGCTAAAGCGTTATAGCCTTTCTTTTTTTGGTTAACAAGAGATAGTTGTAAATAACGTATCATATTTGCCAGAGAGGTACCAGCCATAGAACCTTGTATACCCATATCTCCCAATACACCAATGGCCGCAGCAGTTTGCCTAAGATCTACTCCTGCAGTTGCCATATCTGCTCCTGCATAAGATATGGACTGGGCTAAGTCCTGCAAAGATATATTTGCATTAGTTACTGCAGTATATAAATCATCAGTTACTCTAGCGGCTTCGGTCATTGGGATTTGGTACATTGACATGATATTAGTCATCAAGTCAGCTACACCACCTTTACCTCCCACTGGCATTGTAAAGATTGAAGCCAGCTTAGAAGCCGGCCCAATCATTTCCTTAATAGCATCGAATTTATTACCTGCCATAGCCAGGTATCTTTGTCCTGATGCAACATCCGAAGCAGTAAGAGGTGTCATAGCATTGACGTCTTTTGCCAATTGTAACATCTCCTTCTGTTCTGCAATGGTAGCACCAGCAATCTTCGAAGCAGTCCAAACTTCATTCTGAACACCTGCAGAGTATTTATAGGCCCTGGCCATTCCCCCTACGAGCTGCATTCCGAAGTCTAGTGAATTAGAAGCTGACATCTGAATACCTCTGTTCCAGGTATTCATATCATTCATCATAGTTCTAAATGAACCAGATATCTTACCAGCTTCTTGAGAGAATCGGTCTCTTAAAACCATGGCAACACCGACCTCTATTACACTCCTACTGGCATTTATCATTTCGTTTTCTTTTTAATCTGTTTATAATATTGCTCGGCCATATCCTTGAATATTTTTCTTATTCTGTACGGAAGACGTAAAAAGCCGAAATAATCTAAAGTTATCTCGGCTCTAGTGATATAAACAAAATCACTTTCTAAACTTACTCTTCCGTCAGGTAGAAAAAATTAGGTGCCCAAGCTATAGGATAGTTTCTTTCCTCTCCAGTCTGTGGATGGGTGATATGAGAATCCCCTTTGAATACCGGGTCGATAGATAGAATATACTTTCTCATCTCAGCCATATCTTTTGCACTAAAAGGTGTAAAGTTTGAAACCTTTTCCCAGTTACCATCTACATCTAAGTAAAGGTTACGGCAAAGGAGAGGAGCATTCTTTGTTTGTTTCTCCATAGGCAAAGCCATGAACATCTGTTCACCCTTACCGGTCATGCAATCGAATTTGATAAGCTTACCTGAAGAGAGAGTGTACTCATGGTCCGTAAGTTTCTTACCTTCCGGATAGAAAGGAATGGCATCTGGTTTTTCCTTGAGCTCTTCTTCAGAAGGAACCTGACTGTAATCGAAAAGATACTCGTGAAGATCTTGGCCATACATAACCTTCCCTCCTTCTTTTCCCCAATCATATTCGAATTCTACTTCGTCTCCCAAAGAGAAAATTCGAGAATTGAAGATAATACAGTACCGGTCATTAACTGGTAAGTTAAGTGCATCCTCAATGGTTAACTTCCCACTGGGTGTTGCATCTGTAGTTACTACAATTGCTGCAATGAACTTAGTAAGGTTCATCAAAGTTTTCATGTCTGAAAGGTTACTGAGAATATCTTCGTCAGCACCATTCTGTTCTCTAATCTGGTATTTATAACCAGACGGTCCGATAAATCCAAATGTTCTAAATTCCATATTAATTACTTTTTATGTTTACAAATGTTCATAGTATTCCCTATAACAACAAGAAAGGGGTGAGACATCCTATCTCAGGAATCCCACCCCTCCACCGAATCTTAGTGAAAATAGACTAAGAAATTAGTATTTATCTGCAGTACCAACTGAGAACTCAATGGACTCAATGGTATTCTCTGAAGCCATTCTGTCCAAGTCTAAGCCAGTAACTTTACAGGGCCAAACCTCTTCGAAGATATGGGTGTTAAGAACTGAGACTCCGTCTTCAGCAAGTTCATTTACGATTGCAGTTTCCCATATCTGAGCAGGAGGTAATCCCCCACCGGCAATCATATCTTGGCAAGCATATAGCCAATCATGAAGCCAGGTATCTGAACCTGCAGTAGTCATAAGTTTCTCTACGATAAGATTACCAACTGAAACCCTACCTGGAGTTTTAACGTCTCTATTGACGTCCCCATGAGCAACCTGGTCAATCTCTACATCTGGCAAAGTACAAGTTTGGAACAGATAAGTATTGATAGGGTGCTTGGGGAACATGATACTCCACAAGAACTTCTTCCGTGGATTTTTTACTTTTGCTCCCATCGTTATAATTGTTTAAGCGTTATTACTTGATTCCACAATTGATACAGACTTGGAAGCTGCATCAATTACAATTTCCATAGTTACCTCTTGCATAGGAACTACGTCCTTATACTTAAGGATAGCACGGTACTTACCTTGACGAGCATCTGCCTCGTTGTTAACCGAGAGATCATCCCAAGAGGTTGCATCTTGGTCACCCATCCAGGTATATTCGGTCATGGCATCTTCATCTACCAAAGAGTCTAGTGTGGGTTTAACCTCCAACCAAATTCTCTTCCAAGTACTCCAAACGTTAGGCTCTTCGATGTACTTGTTAAGTACAGGACGAAGGAACTTCTTCAAATACAAGTTCAATCTTACGATTGAAAGGAACCGTTCTGAATCCTGTTTTACCTGAGAAGAGAAGCAATGCCAAAGCATTGTCTGTTTGCCTGCATCAGGAGTATCCTTGATTACCATCTCATTGATGTAATTTTGGGCCAGAGTATTCAATTCTGAATACCGAGAGGGAGAACCATAGTTCGGGCATACTGGTCCAACGGCATCCCCAATAACTCCTCGGTTCATACCTGCAAAAGATTTCCAAGGTCCATATTGAGTAGCAGAAGCATCACCCAAACCTGCAATGGTACCCACTACATCGGAATCTTGAAGATTACCGTTTTCATTGTAGTACTTAAGTCCACCACCGAAATAGGCAATATACTTAGAGTTACCCACAGTACCCAAGCAAGTCTGTACCCAAGTTACCTGAGCTTTGTAATCTCTGGCCTGAGTACCCTGAGTATAATGAGTAAGGTGTTTCGGAACTTCGATATAGAGTACCCATTCCATCAGTTCCTTTGCCATATCCGCAGCAGCCTTGTATACCTTGAGTACATCTGCATCAGCAGTAAGGTGTTGAGAGATATGAGAAATGAATAACTGATAGAAGTCAGTGTAATCCTTTACGAAGTCCAAAGAAGCAATCCATTCATCGGCAGTAGGAGTAGAACCTGCAGAACCGATAGTACCGGTAAACTTCTTTTCATCTTCTGTAGGAGCAGCACCACCTACAGTTAATGTAACGGCATTCTTTGTACCATCTACACTATCAGTAAGCCATTTGATAAGATTCTCGAAAGAAGAACCAGCAACTACTACCGGCTTAATATATTCTGAGTTCTTAGCAAATGCACTAAGAGCAAGGTAATCTACCGAAGTATCATTATTTTCATCGGCAGTTTTGTAAGTGATTACTGGACCTTGTTCAAGTACTTGACCATTGCCAGAATAGATTTTGTAATACAAGGTGTTAGCTTGTTTGTAGAAACCCACCTGGAAACTATCAGTACTACCGATTGGGTCCCCATAACCTTTAGTTACCAAGCCTAAGCTATAAGTAACTCCACTTGAGGTAATGGTAATGAGTGCTGCAGGTGTAGCTGGGTCTGGGGCAGCAGAAGCCGGTACTATGCCTTCCTCTTCGGATTTAGCAGCAGCCTTTGTTTTACTTGCTGCAGTTGCAGCCACTGTACCCTGGGTAGCTCCCTTACCAAGTACTCGAATAACACGAAGCTTAGAACCACCTGTCAAGGCTTTTTCGATATTTGATACAGAACCATCTGGCACAATCTCAGAACCATAAATTCTTTGAAACTGAGAGAAAGTAGAGATGATTTCTGAGGGGTCATCGTATGGGCCCTTAGTAGTTC